CCGCGACCTTGCCGACAAGCGCCGCGCCATGGGCACGGCGGCCTACTCGCGCGAATACCTCAACATGCCGAAGCCGATGGGCGAGCGCATCTTCCAGGAAAGCTGGATCAAGCGCTATACGCTGCCCTGGCTGCAACAGTATGGCGCCCCGCCAGTCTATGGCTTCATTGACCCGTCGGCGCGATCCGCGGAGCATAACGACTACAAGGCGCTGATCTACATTGCCCGCACGCCCGACGGCTTCTATCCGGTGACGGGCGCCTGGATACGCCATGCCTCATTCGACACGCTTTCGATGAAGGTGTACGAGGACTATCCGCGAATACGGCCCGTGAGGCTTGGCTGCGAGTCCAACGGCTTCCAGGCCGTCTTGCACGAGCTGTTTGACACTTACTCCGGGCTTTTCGGCTATGTCGTGCCCACGCAGCCCGTGACGCACGCCACGGCCAAAGAGTTCAGGGTCTCTCGCATGAGCCCGATGATTGAGCGCGGCAAAATTATTTTCCCGGAGGGAACCGATCCTGACATCGCGCTCTTAATTGAACAGCTTCTTTTCTACCCCGACCCCGGCGTCAAAGACGATGGCCCCGACGCCCTCGAAGGCGCCCTGGCGCTGGCCGAAAACGACGCCTTCGCTTTTAGCTTCGCCTCAAGCGGCATCAAGCGCGCCTCGGCGGGCCTTGGCGGAATGAGAGGTTACTGGTGAACATCCCAGGCAGCGAGTTGCTAGTCAACCCGGAGATAAGCGCCATCGCCGAAGGCAGCCGCGATTATATCCCGCTCGACGTGACGGCGGCGGCGGCCAAGGTAATGACCGGCAAGGTGCTCGACACGGCGGAGCGCGCGGCCGCCGCACGCGACTGGCTGGGCTTCTCGTCGTGGATCAAAGTGCGTGACCGCCACGATTTCATTCTTGCCGAGACAACCGAGGGCGGCCGCTACGGCATGGAATTATGGGAGCGGATGGAGCTTGACCCGCACCTCTACAACGTCATTCAAACGCGCAAGGCGGCTGTCTTGGCGCTTCCCCGCTCCATTCTCCCGTGGGACAAGAGCGACGCGGCGAAGGAGCAGGCCGATTTTATCGAGAACGCCCTGAACCGCATCCGCTTCCACCAGGACCTGAAAGACTTGCTGGACGCGGTCCCCAAGGGGTTCGCCGTTTCCGAAATCATGTGGGGGCAAGACGAAAAGGGCCGCTGGGTGCCATTTGATATCCGCGCCAGGATGCAGCGGCGGTTTCTCTTCGGCTGGCAAAACGAGTTGCGGCTGTGGGGGCCATTGGACCCCTGGCCCGGCACCATCATGCCGCCCAACAAGTTCATAGTTGCATCGTTTGATCCGCACTATGACAACGCCTGGGGCAACGCCCTCATGGCCAAGTGTTTCTGGCCATGGTGGTTCAAAAAATATGGCCTGAAGTTCTGGATGGTCTTCCTTGAAAAGTTCGGGCAGCCGACGGTCAAGGGCAAATTCCCGCCCGGCGCCAACGAGGAACAGAAGGACGCCCTGCTGGCCGCCATTGAGGCCATGGCCTCGGAAACCGGTGTCATAATCCCGAACACCCAGGAACTTGAGCTGATGGAGGCGCAGCGCACCGGCGCGACCGATAGTTACGAGCGTTTCTGCGCCTACCTCGACAGGCAGATGTCCAAGGCGGTCGTGGGAGGGACGCTCAGCACCGACGAGGGCTCCAGCGGAGGCGGAAACCGCGCATTAGGCAACGTTCACCGCGAGGCTCTTCTCGATCTCGTTTCCGACGACGCCCAAATGCTCGAAGAGGCCGTCAACCGCTGCCTGATCAGGCCGATGATTGATTTCAACTTCGGCGTCCCTCCGGCGGGGCAGGGCTATCCCTACCTGCATATCGAAACGCAGACGAAGGACGCGACCAAGGACATGGCGATGCGGGACCAGATACTTTGGCAAATGGGCCTGCCCCTAGGGAAGCAAGAACTGTACGAGCATTACAGCCTGACGCCGCCCGAAGCTGATGACGACGCGCTGCCGCCGCCCCCGGCGCACGGGGGGGCTCCGGGCCTGCCCGGCGCGGCCTTCGCCGAGGGGCTGTCGCGGGGCGTCGTCACGCAGCCCGACAAGCTGGCCGATTTGGCCGTCGCGTCGGTCTCTGAACGGTTAAAACCAGCGTTCACGCGGGCTTTGAACGCCTTAAACGAAGCGGATAATTACGACGAGGCATTTGTCGCGCTCTATTCCGAGTTCCCGTCGCTCTCCTTCGCGGAGCTACAAGAATCGCTAGAAAGGGCGCTTTTTGTGGCCAACCTGAGAGGCCGCTATGAAGTGCAGCCGAAAGGGGGCGCCTGATGGGCGTTGCGTTCACCCCGCTGGATAACCGCGAGGCCCTCAAGTATTTTGGGGACAAGGTCCCCATAAGCGCCGCCGATGCGGCGGCCCTTAGCGCCGATGCAAAGGCGCGCGCCTTCTGGGTTTCCGGCGTGGCCAAGGAAGATTTGGCGGCGGGCCTCCATTCGGCGCTCTTGCGAAACATCAGGGACGGCAAGAGCGTGGGTGACTTCCGCCAGGAAGCGCGCGATCTGGCCGAGCGGCAGGGCTGGAGCGGCGCGTCGCCCTATCGCCTCGATTTTATCTACCGTGAAAACGTCAACTCGGCCTATCAGGCCGGGCGCTATGCGCAGATGACCGACCCGTCGGTCCTCAAGATGCGCCCCTTCTGGCAGTACCTCCACTTCCCGCAAGAGAGATATCCCCGCCCGGCGCACCTTGCGCTCGACAAGAAGATTCTGCCGGCGGACGACCCCTTCTGGCAGACGTGGTATCCGCCCAACGGCTACGGCTGCAAATGCAGCGTGCGGACGCTCAGCCAGCGCCAGGCGGCGGGACAGCCCGTTACCAAGGGGGAAGATATTGTCAACCGGATGCACGAATTGCCGGACGGCTCGGTTGTGAACGTGCTCAGGCCCGACCCCGGCTTTGACAGCTCGCCGCTGGCCTATTGGCAGAACGCCTCCGCGTCAGCGTTCCGGCAGGCCGCCGCGACGGCCTCGTGGCAGCCGGTGCAGCTTACCCAGCCGGAGGCGCCGCTTGCCAAGAAGGGCGCGAAAGTGGGCGCTTTGCTGGCCCCTGGCGCGACGCTCAAGAGCCTGCGCGCCGCGGCTGGCGTTGGCGCCAACGGCGCGGTGATCCGCGCCGGGGCCGACGGCGCCCCGGTGCTCATAAGCGACCGCGCTCTACAGGCGGCCAGCGTCGAGCGCGCCTGGCTCCCTAACTTGGCCGCCGTTATCGAAAAGCCCGACGAAGTATGGCTTGCGCCGGTTGCCAAAGAGACAGACGTGGCCATCAGGCGGCATTACCTCAAGGTCTTTGGCGAGGGGCGCGACCGCGTGGTCATGGTGGCCACGGTTCAGCGCGGGACGCTAGTTTCGTACCGCGCCGTCACGCCCGAGCACGCTGACGCCTACCGCACCGGCAAACTGCTTTTGAGAAGCTAAGGAGAAGACGATGGCGAAAATCAACCAGAACGTGTACCAGAACGCCCAGGCGCTAATCGGCAAGGGCGCGGTGGACGTATTCGCCCCATGGCAGCCGCCGGACGACCCCAACGCCGTCACGGGTTTTCTGGGTGACGACGACGGCACGCCCTGCTGCCCGGTGGGGATGAACGGCAAGGTGTATGCCTCCGCCCTCTCGGCCTATTGCGCCGCAGTCCCCTACGACGACCCCTGCGCGCAACTTGCGTCCAAGCTCATGGCGCAGATACGGGCGATCACCTTCACGGAAGAGAAGGAGCAATCGCCCAGCTTCGACGTTGAATTCGGCGAAAGCGCCGCGAAGCCGCTGGAGATTTTCCGCGCGGGAACCCATACGGCCAGCGACGGGACGCGCTACACCTTCAGCGAAGCCGACGTGGCGGCCTGTGCCGAAGCGTACAGCCCGGCATTGCACGAGGCTCCCATCGTCGTGGGCCACCCCAAAGAGAACGCCCCCGCCTATGGCTGGGTGGCCTCGCTCGGCGTCACCAAGGGCGTTTTGAAGGCCGTCCCGCAGCAGGTTGACCCGCAGTTTGCCGAGATGGTCTCAAAGGGCCGCTTCAAGAAAATCAGCGCCAGTTTTTATTCGCCCGACCATTCGGCGAATCCAAAGCCGGGCGTCTGGTACTTGCGCCACGTCGGTTTTCTTGGCGCCCAGCCTCCGGCCGTCAAAGGTCTGAAGGACGCGGCCTTCGCCGAGGGCGAAGGGCCGGAGTTTATACGCATCTGGGACTTCAAGGAGTACACCGACAAGGAGCGCTCCAAGATGGCCGATGCCGGGACAGCCATGGATGATGGCTCC